AACCAGCCTCCTTGTTCATCTGTTTAATTTCAGCGATTGCCTTTTCAATGGCTCCTGTACTTCCCTCATGATAATACTTGGCAATAAAACAGGGGAATTGATAAAAGCCTCTGAAAAATCAGAGGTCTTCTTGTTGTCTTAACTCGTTCAATATGTCTGCCACGCTTTCAGAGGTTACTACCTCCCAAGGTCTAACAGGCTCATCAGGTAGGACAAAATCAAAGACCTTGCCCTCTTTTCTGACAATGTTGACCTTGTTGCCTGTAATATATCCTCCATCTATCGCCTGTTTTAATTCGTCATAATGTAACATAGTTTATTACCTCCTACTTATTTATTCGCAAAAAGTCTGTTTTTTGAATTAAAATTGGAAATAATATCTAAAAATCTGTATTTTTACTGTATCTTGAGCTGACTTGAGATTATCTTGAGCACGAAAAAAAGCCCCAGCAAAATGCTGGGGTGGGGAACTATTTGAACGTGCCCCAAGCGGGACCAAAGCGTTTGCCGTTTCGGGTTGCTCCCGTGGCCACATAATTGCGGATGCCTGACCGTCCAATGTAGGACACCCAAAGATGGCCGTTTGCATCAACGATAACAGTGTCATAGTCAAATGACTCACCACGCTTGTAGACTGCGACGATTTGCCCTGATGTGTTTGGTGCACGACGGACGTTGATAGCATCAACCGTCACGGTCATGGTACCTGTCTCGCGGTATGTGCGGGCACCTGCCATATTTGGAGCTGTCTGCGTTACGGTTCCAGGCGGTGTGATATAGTGCACGACCTGCTGACGATAGTTGGCGGCACTGTAGTAGTTGCGGGTAGGGTACCGCTTGCCGTACATATTTTGCTCAAGGATTGTAAGCTGGTCGCCATTGACCGCCTCGACAATTACGACGTGGCCGTATGGATTAGTCGCTGTCGCCCCTAATGTCACAATTTGGCCAGCCACAAATGGTCCTGATGTGGACACAGCCCAACCGTTGGCTTGCCAATTATATGATGAGCCGATGTTTTTAGCCGGAATCGTATCGCCGATTGCGCCGCTAACCCAGCCAACACCAGCACCAAGCCCAACCGTTGCATCTGGACTAATCATACGCTCGTACCAACTGGCCAAAGCGTAGCACTCGCCGTTGCCTACAGACACACCGGACCCGACTTGTGCCCGGACGTTATTCAATGCTTCGTTTACTGTTGTCATGTTATTCCTCCTTTTCAAAATAGAAAGGAGCCAACACCCAAACAAAAGGTGTTAAAGCTCCCAAGATAATGACGAGCAAAATCGCTTTAATTAGTTTCATTTGCCTTTTCCAATCAGCTTTTCAAATGCTGCTGTCACATTTTCGAAAATTGATGTGTCACCTTTGGCCTTGCCATAGTTTTCGACCAAACTCTTAAAGGTCAAGATGAGATAGCCAACATAGATTGTGTATAGGAAAGCTACACCTGTTTGCTCAGGTAGAAGCACCGACATTGGAATTAAGACTGTCAGCAGGATAATACCCATCATCTTGCGAATCAGGCCGTTAATACCGATTTTAGACTTGTATTCAATGTCTGGGTTAATCATAGCGGCGAACGTGCCGGATAAGAAATCAACAATTTCCATAACGACGATTAGCCCAAGCAAAAAGAGGACCAGGCCGTCCTCGGTTGCGATTAACTCGCGTAGAAAATCAAACATCCCATGTGGATGCGGTTGGATAGTTAATGAAATCATTTGTACTCCTTTAATTCTATTAAAATATTTTTATTTGGTTATATCCTAAACAGATACCTACAGCCTCGCCAGCTCCTATCATCAAGAAACTATCCTGCCCAACAACAACATTGTCTCCGAAATTTGCCTGGGATAGGTTTAGATCCTCTTTTTCCAGATATCCTTTAAACTTGACATCGCCATGCGATTGAGCGGAGATATCATTGAGAGCAATGCCTGCAAATAAAGCTTTGTTATCCGTCGGCAACATCTTTCGAACATGCTTTTTATCTTTATCAAAACAAACGGCTTGCCCTTTCAAAATATTTTCGAGAGCAACAACGTTATGACATTCATCTTTAAAAACAGGAATATATCTTTCTCCGTCCAGTTGAACTTCAACTGCTAAGTCGTTGTTATATCCGCTAATTTCAAATTCAGCTTTTGATGCTTGATTTTTAATCGTTTCAGTACCGATGTAAAAATATTTAATTGTGCCATTCGCTCGACATCCCTTAAAGACAATTTTATCTTTATTTCCACTACCCATTGATGCGATGCCAATCGAATTGTGAAATTCAGGATTGTCATACGCATCCAAGATGAATTCGCAATTATCGTGTTCGATGTAAGCTGGTTTTTCGTAATGCTCATTATTATGCGTTCCCCAAGCATTTACTGTACCAATAAAAACGCAGTCTTTATACTTGACGATATCTCCACTGTTTACTCCTGAACCATAAGCATTTTCGCTGGCCCAAACATCACCAGCAGGCAGATTGTTACTTTTTCGATAATCTCTAACAGCTTGATTTCCAAAGTGGATAAATTTACAATTCTTAACATTTCTGATTTTGTCAGTACCACCACCATCATCATGCACGGGGTAGCGCATATTACGGCAAGTGATTGTGAGATTTTCGAGATCATTATTATAAATAAGGTTGATAGTACTTGCTGGTGTTATTTCGACATCCGTTGCACTGACTGGTAGCTCTCCTCTTAAAATAACCTTATCACGGTCTGTACCAACAAGATTGACGAAATCTTTTGGGGTCCAGTTGATTTCCGTATACTCTCCCGGGTGAATAATAATATTGTAACGTTTGTTATATGAAGCGTCAGTTATACTATCGTTGGCCAATTTGGGACTAACAAAGTCTCCTGAACCGTCTTTTTTCACAACGATTTCCGTATAAGAAATCAAACCTCTCGTTCCCGACAAGTCCGATAGTTCTGAACTTTTTAGCTCAAATATTTGGGTGTACGGTTCGTATTCAGTTGCGACAGACCCTTTTTCGATTTGAGCGATTCCAAGCTTGGTGTTTTGGCAGCTAACACGCACATAAAAAGCAGTTTGCGGTGTCGGTGTCAGGTTCCAACCACCAATATTTGGCGTCCCTTGAATAAAGGTTTTGTCTTTGTCGTAAAAAGCACCGGTTCCAAGGTTGGTATATTGATAAACTTGATTTGATTCAACCTCAATATAATCACTGACACTATTTCCTGCTGCGGATAACAAATTTCCTGTTGATGGATCAACGTAGTAACCGTCTGTCACTGAAAATTTGTTAAATTTGTTTTTTCCAGGCGTTCCATAGGCATATGAATTTTTGAGCATACGGTCAGTGATTTCACCGTCTTTAATAACTGCAGCTTGATAAGCTCCGCCACTGACCCAGGCCGAGCCGTTGTAATAATTCCAATGTCCGTTGTCGGTTGTTAAGTAGATATTTGTATCCCCATCCGGCCTTGATTGTTGCAACTCACTTAAACTTCCAAATGTACCTTTGGGAGCACCGTTTGCGATACTTTGCATTCGCTCAGTAATATCTTCAAAACGATTACCTAACGATTCAAAACTACCTCTCGCCTTAGCGACTTCCATGTCTGTATTGCCATTTGCCGTGGCATCTTCGTAGACTTGTTGGATGCCGTCATGGATAGCTTGTCGGACATCACGACCAAAGACACCTTCTTTTATTACTTTTAAGTGGTTATCAATTCCCATTTATCATTTCCTTTCTAATGCTTCAACTCTGGTTGTCAATTCATCCAGATTGATTTCTTTTGTTACAAGCAAATAATCCAACTTCTGCTTGTCTTGTGCTGACAAAAGCTGGCTGGACTGCTCCGAGACCGCTGTGTTGACAGTCTCAACAGCTTCTGCAGTCGAGCTGGCAATAATTCGGACTTCTTCCAGCTGGCTCTGTTGCTCTTTTAGCTGCCTAGTCGTGACTAACTGCTTGGTCCTTCTTCGGACATTGTCCAATTGCCACTCTTCAGCTGACTTAAACTTATCGCCAATTGTCAAATTCGAGCGCTCAACACTTACTAGGTCAATCTGCCGTGCAACAACTCTCAAACGTTCGTCGATAAACATAACAGGATTGATGACCCTGTATGTGTTCCCTTCCTCAAATTCGTCAAAGTTTGGATTGATGTGCGATAGGTTAACCGCCGAGACAGAGTATTGATAAGCTACAGCTTTTTGAGTGGCTAGCTGGCTCTCTCCTGCTTGTTTTAGAGCAACAGGGTCTTCTATGTCGTCAAACGTGGCAGTCTCCATCTTAATACCATACTCGGCAATCAAGTCCGGTCTATCGATGTAGTCCTTACCGTTGTTGACGGATGCAATGCTGACACGCTGATTTGTCTCGCTATTTTGCTTGCCATAAACCAGCAAGCGTGACACAATGCCCTCTGGATTGATATGCTGCTTTAATGACAATAGATTGACAGAGAGCTTGATTTCCGTGTTGCTAGCAATACCAATCTGTTTCTTAAAGTCAAGGTACCTCTTGCCGTTTTCTTTGCGAATCTGTACTTCCAGTCCATACTCGTTCAGGATAAGGTCTGTCAATGTGGCAAAAGTCGACTTGGCAGGGTCGACATCGGCTTCCATGTGGTCGCCTGTCGCGATCAGGTCTGACAAATCACCCGGCAGAAATTCCTTGTAAGATTCCAGGTTATCGTTGTGGAATTTTAAGACCCGTTTTACAAAATCAGATTTCTTCCCACGGTAAATCTGTTGCCGTTGCTTGCTGTCGTTTAGAAAATCGAGCTCTGACTTGGCATTGTAAGCGAAGGTAAATACTCCACTCTCAGCCATGTCATTTGTAATCGGTGCGATACGACCATAGAATACCTCTCTACCTGTCCGCATATTGACTACTTGGACCATGGTCTGCAAGGGTTTGATAAGAGCCTTATAGCCAGCATTGTTTGGTAAAAATTGGAAATCAAACTGAGCAATCTTATTGATTTCAAATTTAATAACGGCCGACAAGAGCTTATTCCCGCCGGCCATTGAATCGTGTATTGGTGTCACGTTGGCACCGTTTATCAAACTAACTGCATACATCAAATCAGCTCCTTATACCATTTGAAAGAAATTCTGCCGTTACCTTCAATATCGATTTCATTCTCTTTTTCAAGTGTGAAGAAATCATAGGTCCGACTACCTGGAACGATACTGAACTGTTGGTCACGCATTGTTAAGGTCATGTTGCTGGTCGACGTAATTTCTGGTCGTGCCAAACTGATACCCGTGTTGACTAACAGAATATCAAGCGAACCTTTAACTTCGAAAGCAATGTCTTGGAATGCGTCTAATTCAAAGTTAAATTCATCCCAGATATCGCTTCCTTCAGCTTTCTCGGAAATCATGAAGGGATAGGCTTTAAATGGAACTTCTAACGCACCATTTTTCCAGATTGTCTCAAACGAAGCGTTTTGTTGTACTTCGGCTAGGAAGTAGTAACCTGGTAATCCCTCATATTCGAAACGAGTCAAACCAATTGTGCCGAATAGCCAATTAACAACCTGTGTCCGCAGAGTCATCAAGGACAATCTAGGATTAGCTGTTGCACTCTCTATCTCGAATTTGCATGTAATGGTTCTCTGTTCGTACAGTTGCCCACCGTACACAGAAGAAAAGTCATAATTTTCATTCGAAAATGGAATGGAAACCATAACCTTTTTCTTGTCAGGAATACCGATATCAATGGATGTCAACTTCAATCCCATGTCATCGAATGAGTTCCTGTTGTTAAAATTTACTGCATATCCTCTTATCAACCAACTGTACCTCCTTGTTCAACAATTATCATTCTTTGAGCCTGTTCCTCACTAATGTAACCTATCAACAATTTAGCAAAAGTTTTCCCGTCAACCTGCAAATATACCGGTTGCGGTTGAGTTTCCTGTTTAGGTACTTCAACAACAATTTTGTCCGAAATTTGCTCCATTATGAGACCAGCCAACATGCTCATTGTCGGTTTGTTCAATGGCAACACAGCCTCTGGACCAGCTTCTCCACCGACCATTAAGTTATTACCGTTCATACCAAAAACGGTCGGTCCATTCATGATACCTCCTTTGGCATACCATTCAACACCGATACTAGGCACGCCTTTCTCTGCCCATTCTAACGGGTTCATGGAGCCAGAAAAACTAAAATGAGGCATTTTTAGATGTGGCCATTTAAATTCAAAATTAAATAATCCCTTTATTGTCTCTATAGCATTTGACACAATATCTTTTGCCCCATTGATTGCATTGGAAATGGTATCTTTAATACCGTTCCATATGTTCGTGACCGTTGTCCACACATTTTGGAAAATCGAAGTCACTGTATTGTAAATACCGTTTACAGTATTACTGATAAACGATGTGATATTACTCCAGATTGATGAAAAAGTGTTAAAAATAGCATTGAGAATGAAAGTGAAAAATGTTGATAGTGATGTCCAAATAGCCTGTCCATTTGAGACGATACTGTTCCAAATACCTGACAGAAACGACATGAATGATGACCACATTTGTCTGCCTGTTTCGGTCTGCGTAAAGAACCATACCAATGCAGCAACAAGCGCAGTAATTGCCATGATGACAATCATGATTGGATTAGCAGATAGGACAGCGTTGAATATTCCAAAAGCACCACTTGCTCCCATTGTGGCTGCCGCTTGGGTTGCTTCTGCTGCTGTTAAAGCGCCAGATTGGACAAATCGTGCTAACATCAACCCGTTTCCGACAGCAAGTAAGGTATTACGGACTGTCTCAATTGCTTGAATAGTTCCTGTTACCAACTTATATCCTGCCCAGGCAGTTGTAATACCTACAATAGCAGCTTTAAAGGCGTCAACTGTCGGTCCACCTTTTTCGAACCATGAGATAAAATCAGAAACCTTGCCTGCACCTTCCGTAACGATATCGACAGCAGTTTCAAACGAAGATTTGATTGTATCGCCAATTTGAGTCGTTGTTGTTATGATGGTCTCAGCAGTGCCGGAATCCATCCCTAATTTGGTTAGTAAGTCGATATTATCCTTCTCACTCATAGAGCCAAAAAGAACATCGAATATCGAGCTGATAGTAGCGAAAGCTAAATTCAGTCCCTCGGTCAATCCTTGGAAACTTCCTTCAGGAACTGAGAAGACTTTTTCTAGGAATGTGACAAACGCCTGAGATACTTGAGGTAAGACTTGGTCGAACAAAATCATAAATAAACTTGGCAATGTTGAACCAAGTGCGCCCAGCAATTCTGTCGCACCTGTAATCAAACCAGGTAGCAGTGCTGATAAGATTTGTGGCAAGTATCCAGCTAAAATCTGAATCACTTGAGATAAGCCTTGGATCAATCGTGGCAGAGCTTGGACTAGCCGTGGAACGATATTTTCGAGAGCGATACCGATAGCCTCGGTTAGCCCTCCTACCAACTCGCCAAAATCTTGGTCTGGGTCTGCCATGCCAGTTAGGAAATTCTCCCACGCAGCCTTTACCATGCCCACAGAGCCAGAAATGGTAGACGCTGCCTCTTTCGAAGTCGTGCCAGCTATTCCCATTTTCTCCTGCATGACATGGATAGCTTCAGTTACATCAGCAAACGATGAAATATCATACTTGATCCCGCTGATTTTCTCGGCGTCATCAAGCAAGCGTTGCATTTCCTCTTTTGTTCCGCCATAACCAAGCTTAAGGTTATCCAGCATCGTGTAGTTCTGCTTGGCAAATCCTTGGTATGCGTTTTGGATGGATTCCATCGAGGTACCCATCTTGTTCGCATTGTCGGACATGTCGATGATAGCCTGGTCAGCAAGTTTAGCGGCTTTCTCAGTATCTCCGCCAACAGATTGAATCAGCGAGGCCGAGAACGATGTCGCTGTTTCCATGTACTGATTGGCAGATAGTCCAGCCGTTTTATAGGCAATTTTGGACTTGCTTAACAAATCCTCTTGAGCATTCATGAGCTTGTTATACTCGCCAGATGCCTCATCTACACTCTTGCCGACAGATTGTGCATACTCTTCTAGCGACTTTCCACCTGCCCCAAAAAGAGTCTCGACACCGCCAACCAATTGCTCATATTCTGCGTAATGTTTGGTTGCTGCGCCTGTAAGCCCAGCTAATGCAGTAATACCAATGGCAAGACCAGTAGCCATGACCTTCCCTGCTTTGGTCGCAAGTTGCCCTATCTTACCAAATACAGCAGAGAGTTTCCCGTGCGCTCCTTCGGCTTTGCCTGTTGTTTCATCAATAGCCTTATTAGCAGACTTGTTATCAATCCCAATTTTGCCAAACAATTCAAAAATGTTCATGCTTTACTCTCCTTTCTTTGGTAATTTCAAGATAGACTCAGCCAAGGCAATGGCTTCTTGGTCTTTTTCTTTTGATTGTTGCTTCTTACTTTGCTTTTCAAGATAACTTTTCTTTGAGTATTTTTTGATAAAGTCAGACAATGACATATCCACATCCTTTGATTTCCAGATATCTGTCAACTCTTCTTTATCCTGCTCATCTAGCAGGTACATAAAAAAATCCAAAGCCTCGCTGAGAGTTTGGGTCTCTAGCAAAGTCTTTGGATTTCCGTACCGCTTGAAAAGTATATCTCTTAATTTATGGACATCTAGCCCAACAGCGAAGCAATAGATTGGAAAAAATCTTTAAGTTCCGCCTTTTTGCCGAAATCAATCAATAATTTTGAGTAATCAAGCATACTCAATGATTCAATTTCCTTCTGACTCGTACCAGTTAGGTCAGCCAAGAATTTGTTGATATCAGCCTTCGCATCGTTAACATGACGCAAGATAGCAAGGCCGATGTCCGTGACCAAGACCATGCCGCGCTTCTCATATTCGGCTCTTGCTGCCTCCTGTTCCTTTTTGGTTGGCTTTTTCTTATTGTGGTCAGCCAAAGCAATGACATCTTTTCCAGTGCCATATTGTCGCTCAATCAAATCCACTACTTCTTCCTTGATATCGAGCTTGCCAATGATGGACAACATCGTAAAGATGTCGCCACCATTTAACTCACGCATTTCTAGTTTTTCAGACATGTAGACCTCCTATTAAGTGATGCTTGGGAAGTAGATGCGGCAAGGCAAGCTCAAATCCTCAACTTGATCCTCGCCTGCGTGGGCTTCGAATGTCATTGAGATTACCGCTTCTTCATTGTCCTTGGTTTCAAAATCAAGGCCAGATGTGCAAAGGGCGTTGTCAATGATGACAATAATTGGGTCATTCGTGCCAGACATAGTACCGACAATACCAAGGTTTTCGATGTAGTCTTTATTCTCAAGCTTAGACTTACCAGAGATTACCTTGTATCCGGTAGGCGCAGTCGTTCCATCAGCTTCTTTGATTTCGCCGTTGATGGCCAAGCGGATGTTTTCAGCCGTGATTTCCTTCACATTTGTTTCCAGCTTAGCAGTTTGGCTTTCCAGCAGTTTTTGGCCGACCGCAGGTACAAATACCCCGTCGATTTCAACAGTGCGGTAATTTTGTTCGATTGTGACCTTATTACCACCAGAGGTTGCCCCTAACAATTCTCCTTCCCATTGGCCTGTTCCACCGTCTCCGCCTGATTTGTTCCAGGTCAGATTCTTGTAGATGGCCCCTGCATTGATAAGGTAATGCTTAGGCGTGCTGGCAGTATAGCCAGTGCGTTTTACAGCAGTTTTTGCCATTTATTTTCTCCAATCTAGTTTGATATAAAAGCGCAAATTCCGTCGTTGCAAATCGTCCAGATTTGTTGGCACGGCCTGCATTGACTGAAATTGCGTTCGCATGTAGCAATCTTCGAGCATCTTGTCAAAATGCCTCAAGTGCATCTTAATGCTCTCAGATAATGTTTCGATTTCGACCTGGTCCAGGCCTTTGTTGCAAAAGATATCCACATCTAAGTAACAACCATCTGCGTGACGGTCGATATTGGTCAAGCTGGTTGCAAAGACCACATAGGGGTGCTTGACAGTCTTAGCAGAGTTCTTGATGTAGTAGCTTTCGTTGTGGATACTTTTCAGCTCTTTTAGGATTGTTCTGATAACTTCTTTCATCTACCCTCCCAAATCTCTTAAGCAGTCTGCCAATATGTCCTTTATAGCTTTCTGGTTTTTCCTAAAAGCAGGCCTCATGTAAGGTTTCGGTTCCATGCCGTAAGTAAAACGCACTTCCCCGTCGGGCGTTCGGTACACCCAACCACCTTTACGACCATTTCCATTTTCAGCAAATTCACCAGTACCAAATTCGACATAGATAGCATACTCGCAGTTAGTACCGACATAGGCTACCAGCTCGCTCTCATTGACCTTGTACCCAATACTGTCTCGTAAGCCTCCAGTTTCTCCAACAGGTGCCAAAAGCACAGCTTGGCCCTCAACCAACATAGCGGCCTTGATAAGCCCTCTGATTGCAGCACGCTCAAGTTCTCTCTTGACGGACGCCGAATTATCAACAAATTTCATCAGTGGACACCTTTGACATAGATTTCCAGATGATGGCCGATATTCACCGGATCATCAACGTAGGTCACCTCATAGGTCTTTCCGTTGACTTCGATTTTGTCTTCAATTTCAGCATTGACTGTCATGTCCTTGGTCAAGATGACATGGGTACTGTCTGCAAGATAGGCTAACTTATCAGTCGATTCGCTGCCGTCCAGCATATCCATGTAGCCAGTAAACACAGCAACTCGTTGATGTTCAAAGACCTCTTGGCCTAGTTCATTTTCTCCAGCCAAAACAGGCTTAAAAAGATAAAATGCCAGCATCATGACCACCTCAGTTTTCGGTACTTGTCCAAAAAGCCAAGCAGACTGACTGGATAACCTTCCGAACTCTCGGTAGCCGTCACATCGTAGTAGGTCACGGACCAACGAGCCACGGTTTCAGACTTAATCCCGGCTTTGTCTCGCATCTTGGCATCATAAGCAATCAGCTTCTTAACACCCGCCAGAACATCTGCAGGATAGCTCACTTTCGTCGCTATGGCTCCCGAATTGGTTTCTGCGATAAAATCCCCGTGGATTGTAATCACGCCGTCAGAGACACTTTTAACAACATATAGACCATCATTGTAGTCCGTACCATTGATTTCGATTGTGTCCCCAGGGCGGAAGATATCCACACGACCATGGCTGGCCTTGATTGTGCTTTCTGACAACTGCAGGCCACGGATGCGAAATTTAATCAACTGAAAATTGTTATTGGTCAACTTTCGGACCATGGTTTCTAGACCATCACAGGTCTCCTGCGTAGCAGCAGCATCAAGATTCAATGCTTCTTCTAGGCTAATAATCATACATACCTCCAATCAAAAAGGAGAGTAGCTGACTACTCCCCTAGTTTCGATGCTTCCAAAATTTCAAGCAAGGTTTCCGTCTTTGCGTTCTTGGCATACTCAATGCCAGCTGCATCCAATTGAGCTTTGATGTCATCGCGGGACAGGTCTTCTGACTTATTATCTTCGACGACTTCTTCAAATCCTGCCTCGATAAGCCGGTCAGCTACCAAGGCGTTATCTGTTTCCTTAATAACGTTCAAACGTTTAAATTTACGCATAAACGACCTCCTAAGCTACTGTGTTGGCAAAGATTGACTTCTCTTTGGATTTTGGAATCCAGATGTCGTGATACTTGCGGTAGTCCATATCCCAAGCGTTCGCACGTTGGTTAGTCATTGGGTCAAATACACGCACAACATCTGTCTTAGACACTGCGATAGGTGCATTTTCGGCAATGATGAGCCAGTTGATAGCTTTTGCAGACGAATCAATGACAAAACCGCCTTTTTCTTGTCCGACAGTCTTACCATCATTAAACTTGAATGCGGTTTGAAGCAAGGATTGTTGTGTTGGCACGATTTCGTGTTCATCAATCTTAGTGATAGCGGTAGCCACTTCGCCAGCCGCTGCTGTGTTGACAGTTGACATGCGTTTCGCAGCTTTTTCATCAAGCTTAAGGTTGGTCAGCATGGTTTCAGACATAACAATCTTCAGTTTAGATGTGTTTCCGATAACTTCTTTTACTTTTGCAATGTCTTTCAAGAGCTCAGTAAAGATGTTTGTGTCGGTGATTTCAGCTGTACGAGTTTGACCAGCTGTAATTGCTTTAGATGCAATCAATGAGTATCGGTAAGCATCAATTTCGGGCACGACCAATGTACGTTGAAACTCGCCCATGACAGTTCCTGCAGTTACCACAAAGTTGGTTTCATCCACATCCATAGCATCCAATTGGAATTTACGGCCACGGTCTTGAGTGAGTTTGTATGTATTCCATTTAAGAGTTACCGCACCATCAACGTAACCAGAAGAACGATCGTAATCTGCAAGACCGTCCATAACGATAGATGGCAATTTAACTTCGTCTCCGCCATTATACTGAACCAATTTGCTGTTGACTTCCATCCAGCCAGTTGTTGATTCTTGCACAATTTGCTTGTCCAGCACTGGTTGGAAAATTTTTGAATATTCGAGTGTGTTTGGCATTTATTATTTCTCCTTAAAAATTATTTTCCGAAGACCGCAGACTCAAAGTCAGCAGTCAGTGTTTTAGATGGGTCAATTCTCCCACCCGGGGGGATATCCGCACCACCTAAAGACTTAAAGCCGTTGTCGGCCTGTGCTGGCTCTGTTACTTGGAAGAATGTAGGGTGGTTAGCCTGCAAGTCTTTGATTTTACTGTCAAGGTCCTTGATGCTGCCATCTTCTGCCAATTCAACATCGCCAAGTTTGTACATGAGATAGTCCACATCAGTCGCCTTCGCATTTGCCAGAGCATCCTTGATGGTCTGCTTCTTGGCTGTTTCCTTTGCGTCAGCTTCCAGCTGTGATACTTTATCCTTGTACGTTTTGAGCTCATTCTGCAGTTCTTCATTGTCCTTGTTGGATTTCTTCAAGGTGTCAAGCGTGCTGTTAGCCTCTTTGAGCTTGCTCTCAGCTTCGTCAAGCTTCGATTGTGTCGCTTGTACCGTTTTTCCATGTTCGGCCATAACCTGTTCAATGACTTCATCGGACAATCCAAGGCCTGCTAAAAATTCGCGTTTCATAGTTCCTCCTCTACGTCAGTTTTACGGGTGACGAGCCCGTGATTTGAAATATGTTGGACAGTTTAACGCCGTGCCGGGCGATATTTAGACATAATAAAAAGCCGTATTTCTACGACTTATTTTTGGGTAACAAAAAAGCACTTAGATTTCTCTAGGTGCTTAGTAGTCTTCAAACGTTGAGCGGGTTCGTTGGTATTCTTCCCGCCACTTCAAATAATCATCCCTTGCCTCAATAGCTTCTTGAGGAGCGTCTGGAACAAGCTCCATTGTTTCATACTCATAAGGTATTAAATATTCATTAAACTTTTGAGATAGCTTAGTACCTTTAGTAATCACCATTTCCATGTTTACCACTCCTCCTTTTCTAAGAATTTTATAATTTGTTTAGCTTTATTATCATTTTTAAAAAAAGACAATGTATTAACCTCTGAAATAACTTCATTAGTTGCATTCAAATAAACTGCATTGCTTTTCAAATGTTCGCTAGCATAACCGCTAATATCTTTACTGATATTATACCTCTTCGCTCTCAAAAACTCAAGCAATTTCGTATTAAATCTGCGTTTTGATTCTGCGTAGGAAATACCATTCGCTTTGGCATGGTGGTCAACGTGCATATAGTGCTTATAATGACCTAGCTCATGGACCAAAGGGGCTCTCGCATCATTATCGATTGCAAAGAATTTCCCGACATTACCGTCATTGAGCCATTTTTGATTAGCAGCCTGCAATTTCTTCACAATTGCTTTTTCGTTTGCTTTTGTTGCATCCAAAAAGATTGTATTAGTTCCTGGATCATAAGCACCAAAGCTATGTTTTTTACCAACATCCTTGGCACTATCGTAAAGTACGAATCTGGGTTCTGGACTGCCTTCTGGTACGTTGATTTTTTGCATTACTTCACTGATTTGGCGCTCATAATATGAAAATGCCTTGCGACCTGACCCGAGATTATCTGAAACATAAAGGTCATGTTTCGAGTTGAGCACCTTTCTCCCTCTGAAAGCCACCTCGTCTCCATGTATGAGTTCTGGTTTTCCTTTTTGAGGGTTGACCAACTTCTCTGATTTCAGATAATCCGCATCGTTTCCGACTGTAAATTGTCGTCGGTCAATAGCTTTCTCCCACTCCCGATAATTTCGATACTCGATAACCTCTCCAGTCTCATTGTCACGCCTAAGGAGCGGTGAATCATCGTCTTTTAGTCGTGAGATTGTCCGACATCTGCAGTTGACATCCTCGCTGGCAAAACCAAACATATGCGGCTGCTTGGTCCGTAGACCGTTAATCTCAAAATAGCCGTCCTTGTCAGCCTTAACTCCGTCCAATTCTGCGTGATTATGCCTAGTGCGACCGTCCAAGGTGGCTACCCAAACTTTATCAAATTCGATGCCTAGACTTCTAGCTTCCGCTTGAGCCTTTTCCCTCGCCACCGCATGCACTCTACCAGCTTCTGTTCTGGTAATCACCATAGCGCGCCGATAGGAGCTGTACCCCTGTTCTGCCAATCTAGCAGATGCCTGGGCATAGCTAGCACTGTGTAGAAAGATGCGGTTTAAGTCGTCCTTGATGTTGTTTTTCAGCCGTTCGACAACCCCGTCATCCAACCGCTCGGATAACTTAAAATTGGCCACAGGCGTTTCAATGATAGTCCTTAACTCATCTTCCTTGAGCATGGCAAAGTTAATTCCACCGTGGCCACCCTCAAACTCGTAAAATAGTTCGTTGTAGGCGATTTTTCCGGTATCAATCAAATGCCCCGTAATTTCACTTCTAAGCCCTTTTTTTAACTTGTCTACTGATTGGTCTAATTGCTCCAAAAGCGTGCTCATTTGGCTCAATTTGAGCTTCTGGGAAGATGTTAGAGCATCTAGTCGCTGGCAATCGACCAACAAAGACTTTTTCAGGTCCTTTATCGTGTCAATATAGAGGTCATAGAGCCGTCTGTCCGTCGCCTTGTCCGCTTTCGTCAGCAGACTCTCTATTTCCCTCTGGAACTTGTTCAGCTCCGTCATCGTCTACCTCCGTCGCTTGATTAAAATCAGATTGATACCCCTGTTCTTCTAGAGCCTTCTCAACTTCGTCTGGATCAACTTCCAAGATACCTGCCAGCAATTCCAAAACCGTACGATCATCAAGTCGAGGTGCTGCGGTCATGATGTTGTTAATCAAGACTTGGTTGGTTTCAGCCTCAGTTTTAGCTATCACTGCGTTGTCCGTCTCGTTGGCCATGACATCCCTGGTCATCGTGATTTCAATTTCAGTCGCATTGTAGTTCTTGCCGTGCATTTCGTTGATGTTTTCCACAATCAGCTGCAACATTTCTTTGATGATCGCACGCAAGCGGACCTCAATCTTGTTACATTTCAAGTCGAGCAGGCTGTATCTTGATTTGATAACCACATTTGTGATGTTGCCATCGCCCGTCTGCGAGCTATCAAATCCCATACCAAACTTGTAAATAGCTTCCTTGTCTATTTCAAGCTTAGCCTTGCGAGCCTCAACTGGGATGTTGGTCGTGATGACATCGATACCACCATTCTCACCAACTCCGACTGTTTTCTTGGTCTTTAGATTGGTGACCAATGCCGATAGGTCATCACCTTCGTATCCACGGACCGCATAGATAGGATGGTCGAAGTCAATCAGATTATTAGACAAGGCACAGGCCATCATGTCGTAATCATCGATAAGGTCCTTAATCGGCTTTAGATCATTGCTCTTGCTGCGGTTGTTTTGCAGGCAAATAAACGGTACACGGCCATATCCTTTGCCAAAAGTATCTTGCCCTTTTTGGGCCAGTATATGGGGCTTAGGATTGTGTTCAACCGAATCATCTAATCGAATGTCATTGTTGTCAATCTGTAAAAAATAAAAGACCTCTTCCTTGGTCCATAGTTGGATTTTAGTAACAGTCTTGACTTTATTTTCGACCGTGATTTCATCATCGTAGTAGTAGATGACCTGGTCGATGTTGTAAAACTCATCATAGATTGGGATGATTTTGAGCGCATCGGCAGCCTTAAAATACAAGCGGTCATCTGCGTCTTTTTTCCAAAAGACATACTCATAAGCCTTTTGGCTCGCTCCCTCGACCAATTCTTGCAGCATGAGCTGGAAGTCTTCGTTGATGTATTCATCCAGATATTCCTGTAATCCAGCTTGCTCTGTCGTGACCTCAATCGGATTAGACAGCAGGTACTGCACCTTTTGGTCAACCAGCTCTGTAAAATATTGATGGGCAATCCTGGTATTGCTTCGATGTTTCTCTTCAACGAGCTCACCCTCGTTGTTAAAATAAAAAAGCCGATAATTTGAAATATCGTGCTTACCCTCATAATAATCAATGCCCGTCCGCATATCCTTTTTTAAAGCGCTAGCACGGTCATTTGAGACCAATCGTTTGACTTCGGCAGTCAATGCCGAGATATTGTCTGTTTGTAACATTGTTCCTCCTAAACTAAACAAGCCAGCGGGCTTTCTCCTTGCGCCAACCCTCAACGCCATACCTCAAGGCAGCCATAGCATCGTCAAAGATTGCAACTGGCTCGTCATAGTATTCTCCGGTTTTATCATTTTTTTTCCACTTCCACTGGCTGATTTCCTTCAACGTGTTTACACAACTTGGATGTATGTAGATTTTCCGTTGCTTCAACCAGTCAATTTGTGTGGCTTGATACTTCTTGTCGGTCATTTTTTCTTTGACCACAGCATCAGCTCTATACCCTGCTTTCTTCCACATCTTGATACGGTCTGGCTCGGCAGAATCACACCACATTTTACGATTTTTGGGTATATCCTTCGATAACTCAATCAATTCCGAGGTGTCCTTTTCAAACTCGTAGACCTCGCGCAAGATATAGATATTGTCATCTTTTAAACCAAGCAAGAGAATTGCATTAGCGTGGTTAAAACCAAAGTCCTGACCAATAGCAATGTCGTCATAATCATTTAGTTCTTGGGATATATCCGCAGCCTCGTAATCCGTCAATATCAGGCCGCCTAGCTCGCCCCACTCACCCAAACCATAGATTTGGTATCCGTCAGGGTCTACTTTCTTCCTACGCTCCATGCGTCGTCTATAGCCATCGTCAATAAATCGGTTTTGCAGGTAGGTAGATTGATGTGTCAGTACATCTGGGTCTGGGATGTCAAAAAAAACACGTTTAATCCAGTGGTTCTTACTTACTGGGTTAAACGTGCAACGGATTTGATAAAACAGCCCATTCGGTAAAATTCCACGTAAACGGTCGTCAATGATTTCAAAATCATTCTGTGTGATTTCAGTTGCTTCTTCGACCCAGACATCGGTTAGCTTGCCTTTTTTAAAGGTGATAGACTTTAATTTCTCGCGTTGCTTTTCATCGTTAACACCTCGGAAGATAATCTGATTTCCGTTGAGCTTGCACTCTAGCATGAGTGGCGACTGTTTCACTGTCCAAAAGTAACTGCTTGTCTGCCCATGTATTCGGTATATTGCTCCGACCAATTCAGCAAACGTGCTATCACGGTTCGTCACATCAGATTTACGAACACATAGCAGATTTCGTCCTGGGTCGCGCAATAGTCGCAAAATATAGTTTTGAGCTGTATCTACCGACTTGCCCGAACCAGCCGAACCCTTCATCATGATATAGCGTTTTTTGGAACGATTAACCTCACGAAAATGCTTATTAGCTTGAATCTTCAACTTCATCTTCGTCACCGTAGTCTATCGTGATGTTGAGGTTGCCGTCAAAATCTACCTGCTGCTCTACTTTCTCCGTCCAAAGCCTATGCCGTTTCCCTAAAAGCTCAGCAGCCTTGATTCTGTCCTTAGCTCCAACATCAATGTCGATGACCTCTTGACCAAGTTCACCTATGCTGCACAGGGTCTGCTCTGTCTTTTCTCCTCGCATGATTGAGGTTAGAAATTCGAGGACTTCCTGCTGATCAGCAACCTTCTCGGATTTTAACTCCTCGAGTCGTTCGTCGATATAGGACTTGATTTGAGGTTTTTTGAGGTTTTCAGCTCCTGTCTGATACGCAGCTTTCGGTGCATACCCCGCCTTAATTGCCGCTTCCGTCGCATTTCCACAGATGATATACTCATCTGCAAAACGCTGTTGTTTTAAGGTTAACTTGCTCAATTTTCTACCACCTTTCTGGAAATTAAAAAAGCCACACGATTGTGTGACTAATGCATATTGGGTCAGAGCGATATGCAATTCTCTGGCCTCATCGAGCCAAGACCCTCTTAGGGTTACTTGCTCTTGACATGGGAATAGCAGGAATCGAACCTGCGACCGTACGATTAGAAATCGTATGCTCCTCCTACTGAGCTATGTTCCCAAAATAGATACCAGGTTTGACTCAAAAGATAGTGTTCATCAAAAAATAATTGACGCAAGGAAAAAGATTGTCGCTTCCTGGTATCTCATGTTATTAGTTTAGCACGATAAAACGCGAACAAACTACATAAAAACTTTTTGTTTCTTTAGTAAAACTTTTAAAAACTCTAAATTTCAACTAGCAAACATCCACTACGATACTGCTCCGCGAACGACAGCAACGCATCATTTAGTTCGATGTAAAAGCTAGCTTCGGATAGGTACAGGTCGTTATAGATTTCAAAATCATACCGCTTGCCAGCATAGAGATACTTCTCAAATAAAATCCGTCTGTGGGTTGGATTCAGCAGATTGTTAATCGCATACTCAATCGCTTCCAATTCAGCTTCTGCATCTACTCGGTTAATTGCCAATCGCTCAACTGGTCTGCTAGGATTACCATGAGTCTGTCTTGGCTCGAAAGTGTACACAGCAGTGACTTTCTGACCGTCTACATCATTTGCAACCCTACGCCACCGCGGATATTCCCTTAATTTCTTTTTAGCATTCGCTTTGGTTTTCTCGACATCAATTTCTGGAAAAAAAGTCATCTACTCATACCTTTCTGTGATATAATATTATTAGCATTTTTTTACATCACAGTCAGCATGAGCAGTGCTGGCTTTTTTGTTACCAATCATCCAAATTTAACATCTCGGCCAGCCAACGGATTATTTTTGCAGCAAGCATAAAAAGTATAGCTATAAATATGGATCCTGCCCAAAAAGCTATCAGGCAAGCGATGAAAATTATAAATCCTGTCATTCCAAATCCTCCAGCGAATTGTGGGTATTCCCTAACTTATTCACATAATCCTCAAGATACCCTTGCGATTTCCTTTGCAACAAGCCTATTTCTACTGGTATGGACTGGATAAACCACTCTGACATATCCAAAATCTTCTCTAGTAAAACCACAGCTTGCTTCTGGTATTCCATGTTCGGCACTTCAATCTCCAGGTGACTTAATCGATGTAAACTTAGTCCAGGCATTATCGTACCCTCAGCACATGAGCCCAATTCTTTTTGTTTCATCAACAACCAATGAAACAAGTACATCTTGTCAATCACCTCTTTAGGTTCAACGATAAAACAATCAGCCTCTGCCCAAAATGGTTTATCATGTAGGTAAACATTGCCAATAGTTCCTTTTCTGGTTAGACGAATACTGCCAGCTGGACAATTTGAACTATCGCTCGTTCCTATTGAGTTAGCGCCAGCACCATAAATTGGAAAGATGCCTGTTTCTGACTTAGTCGCTCGAGCTCCTGCTACAAGTTCGCAAACCTCAAGTAATTTATATTTCTTTACTTCTTTTGGCATCATACAGGCGCTCCAAATCGATAATAAGTTTCGTATTGGTCTAGCAAATCCCTACACCTACGGATAAAAGCTAAATAATCAATATCTGCGTGAAATTGTTGGATAATCAACAGATTAGTCATCAAATGCTTTTCCAAATGATTAACTGCCAAATCATCCAATTCCTTATTCACCGCGTCGATGTCTATCTCTTCCTTGACCCGAGGCTCACGAGGTGTTTCCCAGTGGTAGTCATCTGTTAGTTGACAACCATCCGTATACACCACTTTTTTCAATTTTGCGTCATAGATTTCTCTATACACATCCGAGCTCGTCTTTTCCTTGTCAATGACCAAGAAAAGAACTTCGATGCCTGTATCCTCAAAACCATTGCGGACAGCGTTCAACTCCGCCAGTTGATTTCCGATTGTCTGGCGCATAATCTTTTCCGTTCCACGATAAGCAATTCCAGGGAACATGATATAGAAACCGTAACGCTTGGTGTACTTGAGAGACTTTAGCAGAAAGATATCATCTACTACACCAGATTTCTTCCAAGGGAACTGTGCTTGGATCGCCTGCCTATCCTCTTCAGGTAAATCCTTGAACTTGATAGAGTAGGGCGGATTCATCGCAATAGCGTCTACAAGAACATCCTCTTGATACTGAAAGAAGCTCATGTGATGGACAACAGCATGTTCATAGTTCGTTTTTAAAGCCTCGCAGGCTTCCTCTTGGATTTCCACAGCGTGAAACTCCGAGGGCTTGATAAACTGCTCCAACTGACCCGAACCTGCCGCACCATCAAACACTGATATTTCGTCACCACAATACTGCTTTACCTTATCAGCTAGATATTGCCGTAAAATAGGGCTGGTAATGTACTCAGCGAACTTATTAGCACGTTTTCGGTTGTTATGTTCAACAAAGGTCATTTAAGCTCCTCCACCTCTCTAAAATCTGGATTTTCCAACAATTCAGGATTTTCGAAAACATTCCCTACTAGCTCAAATACGCTACTGACATAAAAACAAACAGGTTCAAACATTCCGTGATGTAGCTTTACTGGTAGAAGCTCTCCAGAGGCCATTCTGACAACATCACCGTCGAAAATCTCCTTGCCGTTCTTATCAAGCAGCCCTGTGGATTGCATGAGGATTGCCTCGCTAAACGGAACGTACCTGCGGAATACTTCGGAGTATACCGGATAAACTCTTTCCACTGTATAAACGATTGCTTGAACCTCGCTCATACTTTTTTTGACGGTATCCCAAACTCTAAACTTCGGTATCATTTTCTGCCTCCTCTTTTTCAAAGTAAAACTTACCACTAAAAGGCTTGATAATTACAACTCCATACTGCATCCCTAATCTTGCAATAAATGGTTGAGCAACCCTCTCATGTAGGGTTAATAACTTCTCGCGAAAATCATCTAGTGTATGGGTTGATTTGTAAAAATTGCATTGGTAGCAAGCTGGCATAAAATTGTCAATATGGTCCTCTCCACCACGATAATGCGGATGTAGATGGTCCACTCTCAATGACTTTAAATCCAGCACCTTTCCACAATACGCACAATGATTATTGTATTTTGATAAGACTTGTTGTCGCATTTTTTTTGAGATGGATTTTCTATCAGCCATCACTCCACCTCTTTCACAATCCATTTAGCGAACGCTATATTATGTAATTTTTGTTTCGCTTCCTGTTTATTCATTCTCCCCGTCCTTTCAAATACTCAGGGATTTCATCACCGACCTTGAGGCTTTCGTACTGTTCTTTGGTAACTAAAAACTTACCGTAGGCATGAGCCGTGACTGTGTAGCGTCCCTCTATGATTTCCTTATCAGTAATCTCCCCGAACATCTCGACTCCAGCATTATCAACTTGATAAACAATCACTGGTTGCTGTTCGTTTTTAGCGGCTTGATAACCTGCTTGGTAAATCATGTAGATAAATCCTAAAGCGGCAAGCAACACTATAATCATACTTGCTGTGAATTTAATAATTTCTTTCACTCAACTTCCTCCATCTTCACACTATACAACCGCTGACCTCGATACCTATCTTCAAGGCCCGATTTACATTTCAAGGCATCAGCTTCATTTTCGAAGCAATGCTTTTCATCAACTAACATATGATCAAATATCACACTCACTGTCCAAGTCATGTACAACTTCCTCCTTTACAACGTATCCAAGTAATAGGGCTGCATTTAGCATATTTTGATTACTTGTCAATTCCTGTATTTCTGGATCAAGAATTGATTTCCTCATGATTTCAACAAACTCAGCTTGTTTTCTAGTTAGTTCAACCATTATTTTTCTCCAACATTTCAATCAGCCAATCAAGATTTTGACGCGCCTTCTTCAAGTCTTCCAATCCATTCTTACTGTGCCAGCGCAACATATATTTGATTGCGTTCCCCCAGTAAAAACCTTCTTCTTGCTCTGGGCAGGCTGCAAAATTTTTGATGACATCAACAGCTTCAAGTCCGAACCGTCCTTGGTAATGCGACGGCTTTTTGACTGGATCACTCACTTTATTCTCAACTACAGAGTGAATATCTCCTGAATTGATATAAAAATCATTTTCAGATGTGATAACTTTTACATCTAAAATTTCATCCGATTCACCAACTTCAGTAATTTTTGCTTTAACTAAAACAATATCACCAACAGAGTATTTATTTTTTGCCATTTTTACCTCCAAAAATCGAAACGTATCCGTGTATCCGATAAAATTCAAAAAAAGAAGAAAATTTTTTAAAAATCCCTATTTTATAGGCTTTTCTTTATTTATATATATATTTATAAACTTTTTTATAAAATATAGGTTACAAGGATACATTGTATATAAATAATAAGTATAAACTCAATAATACCAAGGGTTTAAGGGTGTATCCGAACTTTTAATTTATCGGATACACTTCGGTTACATGTATCCGATCTTTCTAAAAAGTGTATCCGATGTAACCGATAATTTTTAAAATGTATCCGAACTTTTTATTCTACTTTCCTCTTAAATCCTTTTGTGACTTTCCCGCCTAATCTGAATTGTTTCTTCTCCCAATCAGGATGATTATCCATGACCATGTTAATCTTCGTTGATAACTTTCTGTCATTCGAATTTCGCATAAAAAGGTTGTACATCATTTCCCTTGTTGATACTTTCGACAGTCTACTTTCGCCAGCTTCATCCAAATCTTTTTCACGGAAAACCCTAATCACGAAATTATAGGTATTGTCAGGCGATGGCAACAGCAACTGTCCGCCAAATTGCTCCTCATCTTTGTACAAATCGTCAATTATGGATAGTATTTGTTGACCTACGGTTATAGGTGCCATCAAGTCCTCGCACTCAACTGCTTTTAGTAGCTGATGCACCTTATCCAATTCTGCAAATTTTTTGTTTTCTTCTGCCTCGTCTTTGCTAGTATAGTCAAGTGATGAACCATCATTAAATCTAACCTTTACTTTAAACATCTTCCCCTCCTGGATTTTTCCGCCAATCAAGCAAGTCAGCCTGATTGTCCTTGATGTAGTTCTCAAATATTTGGAATTGGAGGATAGCCCAACGTAAGCTGTGCATACCCTCTCCACCCCTAGAGCAAAAACCGCTGACTTTGAAAACTGGCACAATCCTATCAATAATACCTGGACTAAGTTCGTCAATATTGACTACTCTCTCCATTTGGTACCCAAAATCAAGGACAAACTCATCTCCTAAGTCATGAATAACTTGCAGCCGCTTGCCGTCTGAGTATATGGCCACGCTGTCTGAAACATGTCTAATTTCCATGGATACCCCCTAAAATGGCAATATTTCAATGACAACCCAGTCATTCGTTATCTGATGTACTTTGCCAACGTATGAATTTAGTAGCTCATCTTCTGCCTTGCAACCTGTTTTGTTCTTAACATCATCATTCCAGCCAGTAAAGATAACTTCCTCTGTCTCTCGTAGTTTCCTGAAACTTGCCACACACTCATTTCTTGATTGGTGGATTGCAAAAGTAACGGCAAACGCTTGAGGTTCGTGTTGGTTGATTACCTCTTTTACTTGTCTACTCATTGTCACTCTCCAATCAAGTCATTCAGACTGATAACTGACCCTAGTTTCTTCTGACTACGACAGTAATCACAACGACCGCATTTTTTCGGTTTCTGTGTGCCTTGGATAACTGCCCAAACCTCTACAATGTCTGATTTCAAGTTAGCCAAGCCTTCCTCTAGCCAAACATCATCAATCCTCAGAATGTCCTTGTCAGGCACATTTTCCTTGCTGACTGCCACGATATAGGGCCTGAACTCTTGCCCGGTCATATTTTGTAACAACTCACGATACAGACCAAGCTGACCATGATAGCCAAAACCAAGAATATTGTTGACAGCTGCTGGCACTCGCTTTCTCAGCTCAGCGTTCCATTCCTCAGAATAGATGGATTTCATGGTTTTCAGGTCCACAAAGTAGCCGCGGCTCAGGTTCACACTGTCCAGCTTGCCCTTGACAGGGACACCCTCAATTTCTCCAAAGACAATCATTTCCTTTTGGACATCATCATCTGGATAGCCGTGGTAAAGACGGCCAAAGCCGTCATCACCTCGTAGGCTTTCAATCATTTTGTCACCAACAACAAAATCAGACTTGAGACCGCCTTTGTTTTTGCCTGACTTTGCAATGAGCTTGTCCCCGTTTTCTGCTAGGAATTGCTCGTGAGCCTCTGGGCTTTCAAAATAGCTATGAACGTAGTTACCGACCAAAAGATCTGTCTCGTCACGTTCTTCTACCCAGTTGCCATTGTCCACAGCTAGAGCCATTGCCTGGCATTTCTGGTATCGCTTAAAGCGTGAGTTGCTCAGATAGCTTGTGTCTTCGTAGTAGTTTTCTTGTGTCAGCTTATTCATCATTCTTGCTCCTTGATTTGGGTTGTATTGCCCTCAAACAGGCTAATTTCTTCCACCTCGCCTGTCTCTTCATCAAAATCAGGGATTTCATCTGCTGGGTATCCTGTTGATTTTAATTCGTCAGGATTTGCTGTTTTTTTAGCCGTTTTTGGGCTTGTTTCATCTTCTTCGACGATTTCCCCATCAGTAACCTCAACATCTGCCACGGGCTCGCTAGGAGCTTGGAGAATATCTTCCAAAGTTTCAGCCTCGCCTTTTGCAGGCTCTGCATCTTTGACTTGACGCTCATTGTCATACTCGTTTTCTGTAGTACGGTTAACAGCGTCAATAAATAGGTCATTGTCATCACTTGTATTGAAAAACTGTTTAGCTGCTCGATTGATGACCGTCCGCTTGGCCATTTCCTGAGGAAAGTTATTTTGAACATTCTTGGTTTTTGCCTGGGACCAAGACTTGTCAATTTCTTTCTTGGTCATAACTGTCAAAATCTTCTCCCCGTCCACTTTTTCAATGATACAGTATGCCCCAACAATGGCATTGTCGGCATTGGTCCAGTCCGTGTCATGGCTGACAAATACCTTACGGCCGTTTTCGTTCTTGATTTTGAAATCGTCCCCCTCGTAGATGACCTCTGCATAGATGTCCTTGACTTCTGGTAGTTGCTTGACCACTTTCATAGTGCCAAAGTAGGAGCGTGTCAGCTTGACGGTATTGCCATAAGGGACAAAGTAGCATTGTGTTTTTGCTGGGCTGAGACCTTGAGTGACCATATCCAGCAAGGCATTGTAGATACTGTCTGGCGTGCATTTCTCCAGTAGATTTCCACCGGGTGCATTTTTAAGGGCATAGTATGCTGAACTAAGGGCGTTGCTTACGCTGTAGTTCTGAGCAATCATCAGACCTTCGCTTTGCATTTCCTGAATGCGTGCCGCCACTGGTGAGGTCACTTGTCGTTGTGTCAGTTCGTTTGTCATCTTTTTCTCCTTTTCGTCTTCTTCAAATTCCAATTTTCACGCTTCAAGCGTTTGTTTTCTGCTTGCAATGAGAGGATTGTGTCCTGTTGCTCGTTGATAATCTCTCCTAGCTCTTGGCCAAGGTGGAAATACTCACACCTCAAGCGTCGGATTGTGTCTAGTAATTCCTCGGTCATCATGCGTCTCCCACATAAATCCACTGACCGCCTCTAAATACCCATTCCTCAGGGTCATGTACCTCTCTTGGCTCCTCAGGTTGCAAGTAGTCCCTGTCCCAAATAGTCCTCTGTCTTGTGTCATACTGGACCTCCTACGCTGCATACTTGCGACCAAGCTCTCTGACAAGACGGATATAGCCAGCCTTATCTACTAAGCCAGTGTCAAGTAGCTTTTCTTTTTCGTCTTGGTTAGCCATTAACCAGACCATTGTTTCACGCTGTCTGAGTTTCATACTTGCCTCCTGATTGCTTTTCCTCATAGATGTCAAGTAGCCGTCTTTGGGTTACTGCTGTGTTAGCCCAAAATTGACGGTCACGGCCAAGGTCCATGTTCTCATTTGACAGGTCCTGCAATAACTCACCTTGTTTCTTAATAATTGCTCTTAGCTCACGGTTTTCAGCCTGTAGTTGGGCCATAGTAACCAGCTTGTTATCAGATGATGTGGCAGGTTCAAGCTCATCAAGACCAATAAATTCCATCAGTTTCTGTTTCAGTGACTCAAGCATTAGTCTTCCTCCTGTCTAGCTTTATCAACCATTTTATTGAGAGCCTCTTCTGCCGTCATACCGTTCAAGATGTCTTTGAGAGCGTGGCTGATTTCATGAGAGAGTAATGCTTTTTCTCCCGCCATTTTGTCTTTTGGTAAAATGCCTAAATCCATTCCAGCAAGAGCTGCTATACTTGTTCCGTGTAACCGTTTTTGAAATTTATCAATTTCATCAATTACAGAGTTTTGTGTCTGGCTAAAATGTTTTGTAAATTTGTCAATCATGTTTTTTCTCCTGTGGATAACTCTGTTATCCCTCTTTTATTTATTCTATAAGGACAAGTTTTTTGTAAATTAGTATTTATTACTAAGTTAGTGCCGTAAGGCTTAGATTATTGTAAGTTAGTACTTGTTGTATAGTTAGTATTTATTAGTGCTCAATTTTTCACATCGCAATTTTTCACATCGCAATTTTTCACATCGCAATTTTTCACATCGCAATTTTTGGGAACTGTAAAACCTAATCAGATTTTTCTGTGGATAACTCTTTTTCAAGATTGCTTTTCAGATACTCAAGGTAACTATCTGTTATTGGTACATCTGAAAAAAACCTATGTATCTCACTACCCTTGCCTCTCCCAAGGCTACGCTTAACAACTCTCATATAACCTGCTTTTTCTAAAATCCTGAAATGGCTGTCAACAGTATTCCTACTGATGTTCAACCTCCTAGCGATTTCATCAGGATATACTACCCAATCAGGTTTATTGCTTAAAATTACGACCAAAATTCCTATAGTGGCAGGTTTGAGATTGCTGTCTTGTAAAAAAGCGTTATTGATAGCTGTGTAATTTTCGTGAGTGTTCCTGATAATATACTGCATACCTCATAAACTAAGCTCCTTTCCGTAGCTCATGCTTGTGCATTCCTACAATGATGTCATAATAGGGATGACCTGCTGGAATAACATAAGTTGCTGGATCAAATTCTACCCATTGCTCCACACCATCCACAACGACCTTGCGCAGATTAGTTATTTTGGGTGTCCATTGTTCTTTTTTTCTTGACATGATATAATTACCTCGTAAAGTATTTTGCTAGTCCCTCAATGGAATTGCCGTTCCAGAGGGGCTTTTTACGTTCCTAACCTGGTAAATACTCTTGGTTAAGAAACTTGTTGATGAAATATTGTTGACCCTTGCCAGTGACCAGTGGTGTCTTACTTACCGTGATATGACCGTCAGAGTGAGTAATGCTTGTTTCTTTGACCCTGATTAGTCCAAGCTCTACGCTTTTCTGTGTAGGCATGTTCCAATCACGACCATTACGTTTGATAAGATAACCGTGGTTGCGTAGCCAAGTAAAGAGGCGTGTTGCTCCAATATCTACCCCATTCTGTTTAAGTAGCTTTGCAAGCTCTCCAACTAAGATAGATGTATGGCTGGCACTAACAGCGTCTGCAAACAGTACCTTTGGCTTATTCGCCTCAATCTGTGCCTCTAGCTGATGGACTTTCTTATCCGCCATGAGTAAGGCTCTTGCCATGATTTTTTCAGGGCTGTTGTAGTCTTTTTCAACCTGGATAAAGTAGGCTCTGACCTGTTTGCCCTTATCAGTACGCTGGATCATTGCAATTTCTTTGGCCATGTCCAGCTTGATGACATGGTCAACTGCTTGGCGACCTCCCGTACTTTTTCCCAAATTTGGGAGAAAGTCCTGACCTTCGACAAATCCATACTCGGTCATTCTTTCAAACCAAGTTGTATATCGTGAATTGACCCCCAAGGCCTCATGCAACTGCCGACCAGACACCACAGGCTCTTGGTTATCATTCAAGTTAACATTGATAATTTCGTTCATAAAATTCCTTTCTAATTTGCTATAATTAAAATAAAAATGAGGTTGCCATGATAAATATAGATACTCAATTTATAGATACAATAAGCAAAATACTATCTGATTATCTCTCGCACTCTGAAATTACTCGAATGGGAGAAGTATTAGGCTTTCCGCAAAATGACCAGAATTCTGGTTTGAACAAACATAAGAGGATTCATAATCTTATGTCTGATATATTGAACCGAACTCAAAATGTACAAAATATCCGATTGGTGATTGAATATATCTGCAATCCCTTGAGATATATTGACAATACTTCTATTTTCGAACAGTTAAGAACTGCACTTAACATCCCGCTCTCCTTGAAAGGATTGACCATATCAGATAATGGACGAATGGTTAGCACAACCGTTTCAAATACAATATTTGAAGCAAAGAAGCGTTTTGAGACGCTCGACAGTAGATTAAGAGAGTTAAAAGTACACTCTCATGTTTTAAAGTTTTGTACCCAAGAACTCTTGCAAGAAAACTATTTCCATGCCGTATTTGAAGCAAGTAAAGGGATTTTTCACCGCATCCGTCTGCTAACAGGTTCGTCAATGGACTCAGCTAGCCTGATAGACCAGTGCTTCAAACTAAAAGAACCTATCGTGATTATCAACGGTAATAAATTACAGACTCTAGACGAACAAAGTGAGTACAAAGGATTAAAAAATTTGCTACTTACAATCGCTCACCTTTATCGCAACTCTAAAGCTCATAAACTCAAATACTACAATCCAGATAATATCAATGACGCTCTTACAGCTCTAACGCTTATGTCCCTCGCTCACAATCTCCTTGACAACTGCTCCAACACTAGGAGACTTGATTAACAACTTGTAAAATTCTGCTGTCACCTCAGCTAATCTAATCGCTTCATCATCAATCGGACTATTATAGTCTTCTAGGTGATGAAGTTTTTTTGTTAGCTGCTCAGATAATCGCTCTGTTTGCGTTAAGATTGAATTTTGAAGAGTTGTAATTTGGTTCAGCAATTCCATTTCGTCATGAGTTAGGATTTCAATTTCTTCCATAGGCTCTCCTTTCTTGAACGAATTTTCGTTCAAGAGACTAAAATTTTAAGCAGTAGCAACTGCTTGAGAAAACAGATATTTTAGCTCGTATTCTGGGAAATACTTTTCTTGAATAAGTAGAGCCTCTTGAAATGTGAAAGGGTACTTTCCTTTTAACTTGTCACTAACGGTCTGTGCTCGTACACCGAGAAAATCTGCCATGTCTACGATTGCCACGCCTTTCTCCTTGCGTGCTACATCAATATTAAGCATGCTCGCTCCTTTCTTGAACGAATTTTCGTTCTGTTTTGTATTTATTTAAGCTCTTTCGTGAGCTTGACTAGAGTATAAACTAATTTTCGTTTATTGTCAACAAAAAATAAATATTTTTTCGTTTATTTTTTTGTAGACAAACGAAAATTCGTGTGTTAAAATAAAGGAAAGGAGTAATAAATAATGAAAGAACAAGAGCTAAGAGAGCTTATAGAGAAGAAATACGGTAGTGTTCGTCAATTTTCCATTAGCATTGATATGCCTGCCTCTACTATAAACTCTATTCTGAACAGAGGTATATTAAACTCTAACGTCGACAATGTCTTAAAGATATGTACTGCTTTAGGTATTCGTCCAGAGGTATTTTCAGCGTTACTTAATATTGAAGATAAATCTGATATAGTATCTATCTACAATAAGCTAGAGCAACCAAGACAAGACAAAGTCCTCTATTTTGCAAAAGAACAATTAGATGCGCAGGAACAAGAGGAAAATGACTTATTTGAAGTAACAGGAATATCTTATGCTGCAGCAGCAAGCGGACTTGGTAGAGGATTTGATGCTGATGACTACGATACCTATACTGTCTATACAGACGAAGAACCACCACGCTATGACTACGCTATCGGTGTTCGCGGAGATAGCATGTTGCCAACCTATGAGGCTGGAGACATGCTTTATATCGTCGATAAAGGTATGTCAAACTATTCCGGTCAGTTATGTATAGTAGCTTATAACGGTCAGACTTACTTCAAGAAAGTTTATACAGAACCAGGCGGACTACGACTGGTTTCACTTAATAAAAAATATGATGATATTTTTATCGACTATCCACCTGCCGAAGACACCTATATCAAAATCTATGATGTAGTTGGTAGCTTCGTGCCGGTGGAAGTCTAA